CCCTGAACCACGCCGTCGACACCGAGCTTATGCCCGTGCTTCAATAGTTGTTTTAGTTTTGATGCAAGACCTGGTGCGTGGCCATGATTTCGATCAATATCATCTTCGGTATAATTAATCTTCGGGTCTTTGTTGAAGGCGGATTTCGAGGCAACGAAAAATTTACCCGTTTGAGGATGTTTACCCATAACGAAACTTGGAGATCCGTCGATCTTCTGGCTTATCGTGGTTCTGTTGTCATCGTGTTGTAGTGCCTTGAATTGATCCATTGCATTGGTGACACCATGAACACCATGAGTAAAGACTTCATCCTCAGTGTGTTCAAGGTGTTTTAGTTCATCATTATGCAGAGTGCGCATTTCAGGCACTTTATGAATGGGTACAAGTTTACCCATCTTGGAAACATGAGTTACCTTGCCGTCTTTGGTTCCATATCGCCCGAAACCATGATATTGTAGACCAGCCCGCGAGGCTTGATCAAAAGCAGTAGATTCGATTAGTTGTTTGAAGTTTATCATTGTTTATTTATCACTAGGCATCGGCGTTGATTTTCTACAGCCAGAAGGAGATATAGTTAGTCTAGCCCCCGAAATACCAAACTGACTTCTGTCACCTTTATATGTTATCATAAAAACTGGTTCGTAACCACCAGAAGGAACTTCTCCATTCCAATGTTCGTGGGCAGAAGCTACTATTTTATAGTAACTTCCGAATTTGACAACTGACAAACTGCCCTGATAACACACGTTCACATTTTGTCTACCAAATGCCGATCCATAATCAACCCCATATATTGCCATACATTTTAGAACTTTGTTTTTTATTTTTTTTGACATTGTTGTTGCATTGGGAATTTTATCTCCAAAAATAGACTGGCATTCTAGAATAAATTGTTGGGTCTCTTTATGATGATTTACTTTTTCTTCTTTTTCAGAAATTCCTCCCCATTGTTGAAAATCCTTTTCTGTTCTACCATCTTTATGTGATATCCACACAACTTCTTTATTATTCTTATCTAGTAAATGAAAGTCGGACTTTGGAGTTCCTGGCGTAGATTCAGCATCACTTACATTGAAAATTTTACCATTCATATGTATTGGAATTTCATTCAGCCCAGTTTGTTTTTTTATAGATATTATATGACTTCTCAACTGTTCTAATGCTGCATCTTCTTTTGCTGTTGTATTACCAGCGGAACCGAATTCCTTTGTTTTTTGAATATCTGTAAGTTTTATCTTTTTACCATCTATAGTTGTAAATACTATAGATGAACCAACTTGCAAAAAAGATGATCTTATATTAGGAACTGAGATTGATTTTATTGCATCAACATAAATTTTATGTTTTTTTGTGTCTTTATGACCTACCGTAGTCTCTGCGCCTGTTGTGAGAATAAAAGGAATCTTACCCTCAATTTTAATGAGAATGAGATTCCAGTTATCTCGTTTTGATAAATCTGCTACAGATAACCCTGCCATGATTAAACCCTCGTAAATGATTCTTTATTTATCTAAAGACCACTTTTCAAGAGGGGTATTTAGTCATCATACCAAGTATTGTCGATCTTCAATCCTCGTAAATAGCAGTTTGATCGATCAGAAACGACAAATCGAACACTCGGTATGTTATGGATTAGAATATCCTGTTAGGTTGCCCTAACACATTGAATGCCCATATCAGTCAGAATTCTAAGCATTTCCTGCGAAAGATATTTGCATCTTTGGCGACTTACGCATTTTAAAACATACAATGCACGACTTGACACCGACATGGAACCAACAATGTCATACAATACCGTTGCGGTATAGCCAGAATCTCGCCGGAATCTAAATTCCTGATCCCCGGCGTACAGAAGTTCCGTATTCTTGTGTAGTTGATCAATGTCTATTTTTTTAAATATCATGTTTAGTCAAAGTTAAATTCATATTTTTCGGCTTTCATAGCACCACCGAACTTGGAGTTATCAAATGCAGGTCTATCGTCAACAACGTCATCCTGGGTAGATTCTTCAACATCATATAGCATGAATTTCTTGATATCGACTCCGACAACAAACTTGCGATGGTAGTTAATATCTCCGTATCGGGACTTCAACTGAATACATAGCAATTGACCCAACTCGTCCAATTCTTCTGTACGTACCATTGCAAAAAGGAAATCGAGTGTCATTGGAAGACCGAAAGATTCTGACGTATCGGTAATGCTAACATCCGAATTGTTAGCACCACCACGATTCGTCTGAGTTGCAGTCCAAACAGGAACATCAAATTCAACCGCCAGTGCGCGTAGTTCCTCGGCGATGCTCTTGACAATTGTATAGGAATTTGCGTTTTGATTCTTGACACGTTGACTAGCACAAATGTTTAGGTAATCGATCATGATTACGTCTGGTAGAAAATTCTTCTTTGTTTTCAGTTCATCGAGTAATGCCCGGAAATGCCCCGCATGAGCATTCCCTGTTGGGTATTCCTTGATAATCAGTTTTCCATGGGTCTTGGATTGTAGTTCTTCAACCTTCGTAGTGAACGTCTTTTTACCAATCTTGAACAATTCGTCAATATCAATGTTCAACAGGTTGCAGTCAATACGTTCGGCGATTCGTTCCTCACTCATTTCCATCGTGATATAAAGTACGTTTTTGCCCTGTTTAAGTGATGCAGCAGCAAGGTGGCAAAGAAACAAAGATTTTCCTACGCCAGTTGATGCAAGAATGCCATTAAGCGTTTTTCGAGGTATACCACCTTTCGATATCTTGTTGAACATCGATAAATCAAACGGAAGGCGATCTTCCTTCATATGATAGTAATCATACCGCTTTTCGGCGTCATCGTAGAAATCATGCCCAACGGACTTATCAAACGATACTGAGATTGCTTCTGCTAGAAGGGAAGGCAACGCATCTTCTGTATACTGTTTGTCCTTACCATCAAGAATCGTAATCGACCGCATAATGGCATTATGAATCGCCTTCTCTTTACAGAATTTTTCAGTGCGTTCAATTAACCATTGTTGCTTGTCAGTAGAGACATGATCAAGCCCAGATATGATTTCTAGAATCTGATCATGCTCGTCTTTGTTGCATTGAACCTTGTCAGCATCAATGGTTAGCGTGGTTATGTTAGGAAGTTCGTTATACTGTACGAAATGCCCGTTGATCAGTTTGAATACTTCACGGTCCCTGCGATCATGAAAATAATCTTCTTGTAAGAACGGTAAGACTCGTCTTGCATATAATTCATCGTTTACAGTGTTTGAAAGAATTACTTCTTCAATTCGCTTCATCTATGCCGCCTTTCAGTAGGTACTCGGATTCTTTCACGGCTGTCTCCATAAGAGCAACCAATATGTCTCCGGTCACTTCCTGAAATGCATCTCTATCAGTAACCATTTTATCATTCATAACGTCACAGTCAAATTTGATCGTGTATGTACCATCCTCGTTAGGAGCATCTGCAAACTTGATTTCTCCGTAGACAATCTTGAAGTCTTTGAATTGACCTTCGGTAATTTCGATAACGTTGAAGCCATGGTGTTTCTCATCTAAAACTCTAAACATAATATCCTTAATCAAGAAGTCTTGTTGATGGACAGTCAATCCGTGCACATGCGAAACCCGTTATTCCGGAAATGACACGATTACATGCCGGGCACTTCTGGCCAATTTCCATGAGAGAAATTCTACCGTCATCCTTGGGCGGAGACCATTCAGGGATGCTCTCCGTATTGGGCGTTCCAAAACATGCCGCACACGTTACATTAGTTGGTGCATTCGGTGCACCACATCTTGGGCATGCCCATCCTACGTTGTAACTCATTTATGCTTCTCCATCATGGTCTACGTGCTCTGCATGTTCTTGAATCAATGCGGCAGTACCTAGTTGAAACTTTTGCTGAACAGCCGTCTGGAAAGTCTTGTCGGTCAAGACTGGAATCCAAAACTCTTTACAATTTGTGTCTGCCAGTCGATAGTTCTTTTCGTCGCCCTGGCGTTGATACCATCCGTTCTTGGGTTTCGTGCAATGCCCAGTTTCGAGAGCAATATCCATTAGACCAGACCACCTATTGATACCACCATCAAATGTGACTGTAAACGGACACTTCATCTTTTCCTTAACGTATCTAGACTTCTCAATATTGATCGTAAAGTTATAGCCAACGACTTCCGTACCTTCTTTTTCTTGTGATCGCCCAATGATCCAAATGGCATTCGCTGAGTAGTAAATTCCAGTATTGTGACAGACAACACCATTTTCTAGAATATAATGGTGGTTATCAGCTACAGTAATATCATACACTTTCTGTTTGCCGACTTTCGTTACTCTTTTTACGATTAATCCACCACAATTTTCTTGCTTCGGACATTTTTCGTCTTTGTTCATCTGTTTTTGGTTTACCACGGTGTGAATCTCCTATTTTCTTTCCGCATAATGATTTGGTTTCAGCGGAATGTGTTTTTCCATAAAACCCATTTTCTATACCGCTTCTTCCTCTTTTCTTTCGTTCATCCTCTGATAGGATTGTTCCTTTAGAAACACCAGCATATTCCCCAGATAACACTTTAGGATGATCTCGTTTTAATCTAACACATTTATCCGTTACAACATGCTTATATGTGGCATAACTGGGATCAGCGAATGATGAAAATGTTGCTATAGATTTATTAAAAAATTCTACACTAGCAACTACATCGTAGTTTATCTGAATATCTCTCTCAGCTATCAACGCATCAGAATATGATTCAAATGTACCTAAAACTTTAACTTCATATGGAATTAATGATTCTACTAACTGTTTGAATACTTTATCAGCCGATGAACCACAATATTCTTTTCCTCTTGAATTTAAAATTTTATTGTTAACTACACTACAGTTAGATTTACTGCCGATATATTTGTTTGGTAGCGTATCTATATTAAATTGTATTAGATAGACTATGTTCATTAATAAATACCTGTTCGTTATTATTGATACAGGTATTTATTACTTTTGACACTTCACTTCCAACTGTTAGTTGATCTGCAGTTATCCACCCAGATTTAGTTAAAAATGGATGGGTTTCAGAAACAGTACAGACATAACCATCTTCAAATTCTATTTCATAACACTCAGGTTCGCCGTCTTCAAGAGTATCTGGATTCCAGGTGTGAGTAACCATCTTTTCGCCTTCAAGAGTTGATACAATATCACCTCTTGCAATATCTTGAATAGCTTTTAGACCTTGTAGTGTGTGGATTTTTGTGTCAGCAACCATACAACCCCCACTTACAACAGTCTTAGAATACATTTCTTGTGTTTGATATGTATGATTTACCACAATACATGGAATATCACGGGTCGTCAGATGTGGAGTCACGATACGGAACAATGACTTCATGGCTTTTGCACGTGTCATGTCAGCAGCAGAATTTTCATTCTTCGCGTCTTCTACTTCCTTCTTGGATGCAAGATTTCCGACGGAATCAATGAAGATGATAACGTGGTCGTTGCGCTTGATTTCTTCCAGCCGTTGAGCCAAGTCAAACTTCAGTTGTTCGATATGTTCAACGGGGATATGCAAAACACGATCTGCGTCAATACCTTGTGCTTTGATATACTCGGGCGTAATACCAAATTCAGAGTCATAAAATAAACAGATTGCATCTTCATACTTTTTCATATAAGCTTTAACCATAATCAAAGACATGAGAGACTTGAAGTGTTTTGATGGACCGGCGATTACCGTTAGACCAGGAACTAGACCTCCATCTAGTTTTCCCGCAAGGGCAATGTTCATGATGGGTATTTCGGTTGGGATCATGTCCTTGTCATTGAATAGGACAGACGTTGATAGTGTTCCTGCTGCGATATTTCCCGCTTTCGTCATGCGTTCTAGTAAGTTCATTATTTTCCTTTAGGTTGATTGATTAAGCATGGTCCTTTCCATGCATACATTACATAGTAAAGCAAAAGACCTCAAGACGCAAATTTATCTTGAGGTCTTTTTGACTAATACGACTTAGTTTGTGACTGTACCCGTAGTGCCTGCGCCGCCAGTGCCACCGTTACCGCCAGATGCGCCGGATGCACCGTTACCGCCAGTTGTCGTGCCTGATCCGCCGGTTCCTCCTGTACCACCAACTCCACCCAGGCCACCTTGACCACCAGTGTTCGTCACAGTTGGATTGTAAGCGCCAGACCCTAGCGTTCCAGAGCCACCAAGACTTGAGTAGTCGCCTGCACCCATGGTGCCAGTTCCAGACAAAGTGCTTTCAGTGAACGAACCCGAACCAATAACGCCGTGACCACCAATCGTCATGTTAGCTGCGGGGGCTTGTACATATTGATAGCCCTGCCCAGCCGCACCACCAACTGAATTCGTTAGGTTGGTAAGTGCTTTGCCGCCGACCCATAAACTTGCCACGCCTGTCCATGGCGCCACAACTTCACCCGCTGCTCTGATGCCTTCAACAAACTGGTTCTTTGGTGCAACGTATGGTTGCACAGCCGCTAGGTTTTCATTCCCTCCGTTCGCTGGCGCATAAACTGAAATCTCTGATACACCACTCATGGAAATCGATTGTCCAGCAATACCCTTCAACTGAAAGATTGGGCGTCCAGACGCTTCCAGTTTTGCCTTATTTTGATCACTGACTGTCTTAACGTAGACAGAATAATTTGCATCAATTACCTTGGAAGGCGCTCCACTACATGCTGATAAAATAACTGCTGCTGCGATACTTGTTAGAACTAACTTCATTACGTACTCCTTTTATCAAAAATAAAATATCCTTGTCCTTCGCGGAATTGCACTTCCTAAGGACTCTAACACTGAAATGGTTGAATAAGTTAGATAAAAAAATCTTCTAAACTTGGTCGTTTTTCTGGATTCCAACCTATCGCAGTTGTGATGCCAAGTAGGGGAGCAATAAAAACTTTCTCCCACTGTTTTTCATAATCAATGTACTTATGTAAACCCATATCTGGAGGCAACGTTCCGAATGATGGGAATGAAATTACGTTTTCACGACAAGGATTTGGAACCTTGAGATAAATGAACTTGATCTTATCTCCGTCCTTGATAGGTACAACGTCTTTATTATTTCGATTCATATGGTTATAAATCAGACTGCCTCTCACATGAATCGGTGTTCCTGACTTGAAAATAGCCTTGTTATCTGTGTATTTAGTCAAGTCGTTGCACCCACGAGGAAATGCAATTTCCTCGGGAGTCATCTTCAAAAACTTCTTCTTGAGATCATCAACAAACTCATATAGTGCTTCTTGATCACTCTCAAAAATCAACGTAAGAGCATCTTTCAAATATTTACGTATCAAGACTGGGGTTGATGATTTGATCAAATCCATACCCATGATCTTCAACTTGTATGGAGTATAATCGACGCCTTCCGAATTATGCACGATCATGGCATATCTTTTCTTGGCGGTCCAGATCGCTTTAGACGCGATGGCCTCGCGCTTCATCGCCATCGTTTTCTTATAGCAATTGCCGATATTATAGATATGATCAATCGAGGCATTGAGTACCTTCTGGAATCGGTCTTCTCCTACTTTATCAAGCAACTTTACAGTTTTATCAAGACTCTCATTAGGAAAGAATTGCTTGACAAGACCATCAACATTCAGATAAATCGAATCGGTATCACCTGCAATAACATAATCAACGTTATCAGTTTTCATGATTTTATTCATATACTGATTCATAACAAGTTCGATATGTTGATCAGAAGCCTGCCCGGTTAGAGTTACTGCTTCTCCAACGCGAAGGTCAAAATATCTAAAAACATGATTCGTCATAACTCCATAAAGTGAGTTGTTCAGCGTCTTATATGCGTTTTGTTTACCACTCAAACCAGCAATTTGGATTAAAAGATTTTTGTCTTTAGTCTTGTCATATTCCTGTTCAAGTGCTAGCATTTGCTTCTTGACGACTTTTCGACTATCCGTTATAACCTTTGAAACTTCTGGAACGATTCCTAACTTTTCTTTTGAAAATATTGCTCCGTTGGCCGCGATAGTAAAATCACCATCGGGACGTTCAAAATTACTATTCATGAATCGTTCGACATTTACATTAGGAATTACTCCCATTATTGTTTCGGGGCTAATATTCCATTGTTGCATGATACTAGGATATAGTCCCGTGAAGTCAAACGACATGGTCCAACCATAATAGCCTGGGATTGGCTCTTTTACCCACGCTCCTTCGAAATCACCTTTTGCTCGACCAGTATGATTTGGAATTACAATATCTTTTGCTTTTAGGTAATTATAAATGAAGATATCCCACGTCTTCACCATGCCGAAACCATCAGCAATATTCACCTTTGCGGTGTAACCCAGAGTGCAGATAATTTCGATAAATTTCAACTTTTCGTCAAGTCTATCAACAAGAGCAGTATCTTTAGCGTTATATCTTACAAAATCGTTCCATTGATTGGTATATTGTTCCTTGAACGACCCTTCCAATTCCATTTTGGTGTCACCAAGTTCCAATTGAGAAATGAATCCCAACGTATATGATTCTCTAGATGCTTGTACATATTTCTTGTACAGTTCCATATAATCAAGAACAACGACACCAACGATATCCCATTTAGTTACTTTTTCAGTAGAACCGAATTTACCAGGTATTTCTCGACTATTGATAATATTCCATGGAGATAACTTTTTCGTCCATGATTCATCTAATATTCGATTCAATCTACCAATCAAATATGGAATATCGAATCCCCCGATATTCCAACCAGTAATAATATCTGGTGTATTACCTTGCCAAAACTCAATGAATCCCTTGAGCATCGAGTATTCGTCCTTGAATTGACGATATTCGAAGGCATCATCGTTGGACTTTTCGTATGGTTTGAATCCAAAAACGATATTCGTTTTCGTAAGTTTATCTTGTGCAGAAATAAGAAGAATTTGCTCTTGAGCGCTTTTTACATCAGGGAAACCTCCCAATTCGACGGAGGTTTCAATATCAATCGTCATTACTTTCATGTGATCGATATTGAATGATATGTCGCCTTTGAAATTTTCTGCGATATATTGATATTGGAATTGTTTCATTCCGAATACCTCAAAACCTTCAACGTCCTCATAACGCTTGATATATTCTTTTGCTTCGTTGATTGAACCTAGACTAACCGGTTCAACTAATTGACCATACAAAGTTTTATATTTTGTTGGTTTTTTTGTATTAATGTAAAGCGTAGGCGAAAAATCCAGTTTTTCATGAACTCTCCGACCATTTTTGTAACCTCGGTATAAAATCTTGTTACCGTATTGAAGTACGGATGTGTAGAACTCTGACATAGATTTCCTTATGTAATGCAACCATGATACACTACCAAAACATGAAAGTCAAATTGGTATTGTAGCAGTTCCATGACCTTTTGTGCGTATCATTTCAAGATGATGCTTTTCGCTTATATATTTACCTTTATACATTCTTTCTGCTGGCGCGCCGTTCGCCCTTATTCCGCCGACTGACATCGCCTTTTCCGTACACAAAGGAAATTGACAAATATGGCGAACCATTCCGGCAAACTTACCGCGTTTTTCGTAGTAAAAATGTAGTGGTTGCATTATTTCAAATCCTCAAATTTGTTTGCCTTTGTCTTGTCAAATCGAACTTCAACGAACCGAGGAAGAAACAGACTATACTCTCCTGTTGTCTTATCTTTAATTATCTCGTTATATAGAACAGTGATGATCTTATCAACAAAAGTATATGCGATCTTACGAACATCATCAGAAAATCCTGATACGTTAACCTTAATAATACCTTCAGCAGTTTGACAATCAAGAGAACCGACCATTCCAGCGAACTTACCTTTTCCTTCTTTCCAACCAGTAACCAGCAGGTCTGCTTCTTCAATGGCTTTCATCTTACCAAGGTCTTTGGTGCGTTTCGGCTGCCATACTGAATTCATGTTTTTCAGAATCGCGCCTTCTTCACCATTGGCACGTTGATCATTATAAAACTTGAATGCTTCATCTTCAGAATTGACAACGATAGAATGAACAAGCAGAAAACGCGAGTTGAGTTGTTGGTTAAACACAATGTTGAATCTGTCATTCAACATATCAAACCGTTTTGTATAAGGCAAAGAAGAAGTGAAATCGACGTTATCCCAAACAACGAAACGAACGTCATCACATGCCTCGGCTGAAAGTGTTCCTTTAATCGATTTATTAGCTAAACCGTTGCTGGTCTTACGATCGAGAGGTTTATTATTTTTGAAGAATAACAATTCACCATCGAAGGTTTCTCCAGGGAGCATCAGGCCTTTTGCAGATTCATCAAGAGCACCATGCAACACGAATTCCTTGCCTTGGCGCGACCATGCCCGAGCACTAGTGCCATCGAAATAAACGTGGCATCGGGCACCATCCATCTTTGTTTGAGCGTATGCAGGATACTTGATACCAGAGATATCCTTATGAGATAGCATCACATCGAAAGTTGGAATCAGCCCTGGCCATATTTTGTTAGCTGTACCATCAGTGAATCCTGCACGAAGATCACGGTCAATAATTCGTTCAATAACGATGGCATCTTCACGATTCATGCTGCCGAGCATCTTGGCCAGGTATTCAATTGCAGCGTTACCAGTAACACGTCGAGCCGACAAATATTCCAGTCCATCAAGGGCTAGTCTCAAACTAATATTTGTTGAGATTCCTTGTATTGCTTCGGGAATCTTCTTGATCCAGTAATTGATATAGGGGTGATATGCGGCGACGATAACAGCCTTCAACAATTCATTATCTTTTTCTCGCGTGAGAATTGCTTCCTTCGCAAGACGGGAAGGATTTGCCCCAATCTCGTTTAGAATTTCAAGAATGTTCATCCTTCGTCCCCAAGAATTTCTTCCCACTTACCTGGAGGAATTCCAGTCATGATAAATTCACGTTCATCTGTAGTTAGATTCGGCATAGCTCGTTGAATTAGCGCGTCATTTTCCCGCGCTAAGAGGTGTTCTTCCGTTATCGGAAGTTCGAGCACATTCTTTTCCCCGGTAAAGGGATTAATTCGTTCGATCAACATTGTTTTTGCTTCATGAAGTTCAAAAATTCTTCTGCAAGATATCCGTCTTCCATGGCACAAAGCAGAGAATCTCCGTCACAAATAACTCAGTCAGCAGGATCGCCTGATGAATTCGGCGTATTCGACATCCAAGTCTCCGTTGGAGAAGGATAGTTCAAGATCAGTGCATGTCATTTCAAAACCTCGATTCGCACATTATGAAAACCAAACTTCTTAGCAATCGCCTTGGCATATGATCTTGCCGAAGGCAAGTTCGGAAAGCGGCAAGACTCGCTTTTGGCGATAAAGCCACATACTTCCTTGTCGAAAACTACCTTGTGGGTATACAACATTTTCTGCTCCTAAGTGACTATGACTGCATCTTACATGAGTGCCGAATTATTGCCAAGTGAATACTTGAGAAAAGTACCATTCACGTGCCTTCTTAGAAATTGAGCCGTTTACATCCTTCGGCTCAATCAAAGAGTCACGCATAGTGTCAGATTCTTCCTTGATTACGTCACCGACGATCCACTTCAAGAAGATGCCAGTAGAAGTTTGATTCAACGGTTGATTCTGTTCCTTCAGGTAGTCAATACCTTGATTTAGACGTGACTCGGTAACCACGTTTTCAATGAATTCCTGAATAGATGCAACCTTCTCGGTATCAACAGCAGCAAGAGTCTTGACCTTGGATTTTCCATGGATTTTAGCATTACCAGATTTTGCAGAGTTCTTAACATGATTCACATCAACTTCGTACTCTTTACCGTTTGAAATAATTTTAAGCATTTCTCTTTTAACCTTAAAAATTTGTTATAAACATAATATCATAGGAGACAATTATGTACAAGTCTATTTTAGAAACATTACCTCACAATCAACACTATCTATCCAGATATATAAGATTTATCGAAAGCAGAAATAAAGACTCTATTAAAGGGGACAATCATCACATATGTCCTAAAAGTAAATATATGTTTCCTCAGTTTTCAAACATAAAAGAACATCCATGGAACGTGATAAAGCTAACCCATAGAGAACATTTTATAGCACATTGGATACTATCCAAGGTATTTACTAATATAAAACACAAATCGTCCATGTTAAAAGCATTCAGTAGAATGCGCGATAGAAGTAAAACACATAACGATGTATATTACAATTCTAGAATATATGAATCTGCTAGAATGGCAAACATACTATCTATGACTATAAACAACCCAATGCATAATCAGACGATAAAGGACAGAGCAAAAGATAAATGGAAAGTATTTCTTCTTACGGAGGAAGGAAAAACATTCAAACAAAATCAATCTGACAGAATGAAAGGTGTTGATTTTAAGTCGTTCTTTACTGAAAGTGGTATGACTGACTTACGAAATAGGTGGTTAAATATTCCAAGACCCAAGACACAGGAACATATATCAAATCACAAAAGATCAATCTCTGATGGCATCTACAAAACACCATTTGGGAGTTTTTACACCCCAAACGATGCTTCTAATAGTGATAAGAATGTTGACAAGTTATCCAGATATTTGATAATAAAATACTGTAAGAATGAAGTTGATGGATTTTCGTTTATTCCAAAAACTCAAAATCAAATTCATTGATTTTATTGGCAAGACAAAAATTTATTACCTTTTGTCTGTCCTCACTTGGCAAATCAATACCCTCTATCCATGTTCCTCCAACATGACGTTCGCCCTTCACCTTGAACACTAAACTGGGCGAGTTGTATCCCGGAGTAACACACGTCCATACGACACCTTCGCCGATGCCGATCTTGCCGAATGCCTTACCAACAGGACACTCGTTTTCGACTGCTTCAGTAATCTCGTTCAACTTGTTTTGAGCAGGAGCAGGAACGTTGAAGTCAATATCAATTTCCCACATAGGGAAATTGTTGATGTTGTAAATGTTCAAGTCAGGACGTTGAATGAAAGAGTATTGGTCCATGTTCAACCATACGCCATCCGCCAGAATCTTGAAGATAACAAACATCTTAGGCAGCCCGTTGATAGCAACTCCAGACTGAATGTTACCACCGCACCACTCGCCGAAGATTACACATTCGTTAGCGGGAATCTGGTTAAAGAATTGATTCCAGTCAATACCGTCTGCCCAGAATGCAAAGCCAGCATTGTCAGGACCTTCCGCCTTGATAATGTTGGAACGAGACTGAAACCACTGTTCACCGCTAACCCTAGCAACGGCCGCGTTAGTACCGTGTAACTTAACCGTACCACGAAACTTCAAGGTAGGCAAAGTCTCGTTCTTATGAAAGAACCGCACTTCCTTGATTACATTACGAAATTGCCCAATAGAAGGAAACTTGATATGTTCCATGTTATTTCTCGTCAAATCCATCCAAAAAATTTAAACTCAGCATAGGCGATCAGTGCGACCACAAAAAATCAATACAAACACAAAGAAGAAACAATCCATTATAGTTCCTTAGATGATTGAAGTGCATATGGTGTCATCAAAGCTAATCCAAAGAAAGAACCCAGTGCAATTGTCATCAGAGATTCGGAACCAACTGCGCTCATGACGAAAACAAGACCGACGAAAAACATTGTGCCTTTGACTGACATGATGAACTCCTCGTTTACGATGAAATACATTCTACAGAAGTGTGTATTTATTGTCAACAAATAAAAAGGAACCGAAGTTCCTTTTTATTTTCGACGTCTTACAGAGTTTATTCCGCTGGAGCAGGCGCTACTTGCTTCATTGCTTGACCACGAATCTTACCAATCAGGTCGGCGACCTGACTAAACGGTTTTTCACTCAATGCAACCAATACTGCATTCACTTCATCCAAAGTCAATTCGATTGTTAGTTGAACCTTTTCTTCCATAATTTACAACCTTTCATTTATTACCAATGGTATATTTACTACACAATTCCCAATTATGCTTGTCCTTATAAGAAACAATCTTAATTGAACTCAATGCAGATTCCTTTTCAGTCTTTTTCGGATCAACGATGAACAATAATCCCCATTCTTCCAAAAGATTGATGATCATATTTCTACGCTCAATATCTTCTTCACTCAACGACGATTGTTTACCATCTAATGCAAATAATTCTTTGAAATGGGTGATAAAATACTTCCCGCGTTTATGCAATATATGACAACTCTGATACAACTTTTTATCTTTGAATGAAGGAATACCGATTCGTGTCAACGTTTCCTTGATCTTTAGAAATGCCTCAGGATCATCCAGTCGGACTTCTACTAATGTTTCTATCATAAAATATCACTTTCTACCACCACGTTCTAAATTTTCACGGATAACTATCATCTGCGAAGGTGTCAGAAACCGCGAATACTCCACGGCTCTGTCATTATTTATGTAGTAATATTCCATGATTGCTGCTATATCATCATTAGATTTTACTTTTGCCCAATTATCGTATCTCTTACCTTTTGGAATAGAATGATAATAAAAATCTAATTGCCATTTCTTTTCAATTGCGGCATTCAAGTTCATTTCATTTGCGTGAAATATCGTATGTAGATTATAACTGAATGCACGATTCATTAGGAATGGAAGATACTCTCGTTTGGTTTCTTCGTCCCATTCGATCTTAGTCTTACTATCAATCGCGTTTTTTATGTCGAACGTTTTCATTTCCAACTACACGTCATCATAATTTCCGTCAATGCTGCCACTGAGTTGATTTCTTGATCAGCGACAAATGCTGCTTGGAACTGATACTTCGCAAGAATCGTCACAAGATCAGGAACAGCTTTCGGCTCCATCTGTTCGGACACCTTAGAATAAAGGTCTGAGAATAATTTCACGCTATCAACATCTAGATTGTGTGCTACCCAGTGTCGAACATCCCTGAATTTACGTTCCTTCAACGCAGTCACCAACTTGTTCAGATTGTCTTCCGACAAGTTGACGAGAATGCCCGTATCAATCTTTCCGGACGAACTATACCGTTGTAGTTCATTCAATACACGACGGTAATCTGGAAAATGCTTCTGGATAAGTTCTGCCACAACTCGCTTGTCATATTCGATGTTCTCCATGTCCAGAATCAACGAAACGCGCTTCATGAATTGTGTGGCTAGCTTCGGCTTCTCGGAGTTTGGAATTTTGAACTCATACACGGCGCAACGAGATTGCAAGGGTTCAATGATTCGATTGCGATAGTTGCAGGTGAAAATGAACGTGCAGTTTTTCGAAAATTCCTCAATGAATCCACGCAATGCGGGTTGAACAGAATTTGCGTTTAGGTAATCCGCCTCGTCAAGAATAACCACTTTTTTTGCGTCATAAAATGACATGGTCGAGGCGAACGATGCAATCCTAGTACGTAGAACATCAATGCCGTTATCGATAGAACCGTTGACAAGAAGCCAATCAGCACCAACTGTTTCACATAGAGCAATGGCTACCGTTGTCTTTCCAACACCAGCGTTACCAGACAACAACATCGTTGGTATTCGATTACTTTGTGCGATACCTTTGAACGTGGTTTTTAGTTCTTCGGGAAGAATACATTCATCGATCGATTTTGGTCTATATTTCTGAACCCAGACAAATTCATTGGGATTGCTTGTTACTTCTGACATAACTTCCTCATGATAAAATGGTGGGACTGGAGGATTACGATACCTCGACCTTGGCGTTATGAGCACCCTGCTGCTTCCTCTGAGCTACAGTCCCGTAAGAGTTATTTATTGCTTACTCTTATGTTCTTTCTTCAATGACTTGTACATCTGCTTCTGTGCATTACCACCATCCGGAACAATCCCACGTGCGATCTTCCGCAACTCTTTAGCAACTTTTCCCCGCATATTGTTTTCTCCTTAACTGAATTGGCAATCTTCGAGAGCGATAAAGTAAGTCACCTTATTGTTCTTACCAACGAAACGCCCGATGTTCTTCTTGCTGATTTCGACGGTATAATCATCTTCGATCATCTTCAAGTTATCATTCTTGATGATTAGATTGAACGTTTCCTTAGTCTCTGCGCCAGTCTCAAGCGTGAAACCATTACTGGTTGCATCTTTACGATCACCCATCGATACAGTGACATTTTTGCCGTCGCCAGAAATCATAACGTCTTGAATTCCAAGATTGGCACCAGCTTTTGCAATCGAAATCAATTGTGCTGCGGTAAGCATAAACGATACATCCACCGCAGGCATTGTGATTGCCTTCTGAGGATATACAAGAATGTTAGGGCTTGCAAAGGTAATCTTGTACTTGATTCCTGACTTCGCTAGTTCCACGTTGGTCTTACCGAACGTGATTTCAGGATCATCAAGTTCATTCAATGAACTCAACAACTGAGAAAGATTGAAGATTCCGAAATCGACTGGGAACTTTTCTGGAACTTCAACCTCGGCCATGATGTTCTTCTGAATCGACATGGTACTCAACGTCGAGCCAGCTTTGACAAACAAGTTTGAGTTAATTGTGGAAAAATTTTTCAATAACAACATCGTATTTTTTGACAACTTCATATATTATACTCCTTCAGGTTCTGGTACAGACACAACTACTTCATCTACATCAATAATACTACACCCGGCACGAGAAAGCAAATCTTTCAACAGACCAGTTGGAGTCTTGACGCTGCCCCAGTTCTGCGTATATGACTTGAGTTGTCGACCTGTCAGTCGATGTTGATCCGTGCCGTCAGTAACGCGAGTTTCAACTCCATCTGCATTGGTTTCAGTCTTGAGCTTGGGAACGTCAATGACAATCTTGTTCCCCAATTTGCGCCAGTGCTTCATTTTGTTACGAGTATGCGCCATACTATACTTCCTTCTTCAAATCGTCGATAAAACTTTGGATGTACCAAACTGCCTTTTCACAATCTTGAATCTGTTTTTCGACAGAATCAAGACCAACCTCATCTTTCAGCCCTTGACGCCATAGATACTTCATGGCGTTTCCAATCTGGAAGTTGTAATGTTTCGTAATGTCGATACACTCAACTCCAGACGGATGTGACGTGTAATGCTTAGGACGGTTGACGGGATCATTGCATGCCGTGTTAGTTTTCAATTCAACCCGAACGTATTTAGCAATACCAGCAGCAAGTCCTTCACACATATGGTATTCACCATCAATCAATTCTTCACCACAATACTCACAGAAGTGCGTCATTTTAATCATGTTTAAATATCCTTGTAGAAGTTATGACCGTGCTTATCCGGTTGTCACAGACATCTACTAGATGTAGTGATTCGTGATTTTGCGGAGTAAAGCTCGGCATAGGTCGGCGCGGAGACATCGTCGGCGATGAGCAG